AAGTTGGATCTATGGCAGATGTATAAAGACAGAGCAAGGCAGATACGTGAAGCATACGATTATGTTGTACTATGGTATAGTGGCGGCTCTGATAGTCATAACATTCTTATGGCGTGGTTAGATGCAGGTCTGAAGATAGATGAGATCGCAACCACGTGGAACTACGAAACTGCAGGCGATAAACAGAGTCACTACAACGCAGAGATCACGAACGTAGTGTTGCCTGACGTAGAGAGATTAAAGAAAGCAGGATATGAGTTTGAGTTTAGATTAGTTGATATAGGTCAACTGTCTGTGGATCTATTCAGCACATGGAACACAGACTTTGAGTACAATATCAACTTTCACTTCTCACCTAATAATCCAGCTAAACACCTGTTCAGAGATAAGATAGAAGACTACAAGAACCTGATAGCAGCAGGCAAGAAGCTATGCTTTGTGTGGGGAAAAGAGAAGCCTGTATTATACCACGATAACGGTCGTCACTACTTTAACTTCACAGACAACATCGATAACACAGTTGGTCCATACGTACAGCGCAAATACTATAGTGGTTGGTACGATGAGTTGTTCTATTGGTCACCAGATGCACCGATGATACCTGTTGCACAGTCGCATGCAATATTAAATTACATCAATGGTTCGACAAACGAGAATGACTTTGAAGAGAAGAGTAAACCAAACCATCCAAATGGATACTCTAAACGCTTCAATAAATATCTACGTGATGATGTAGTGAAGACTATATTATATCCTAAGTGGTCAAACGACATATTCTGTAACGGTAAAGCGTCCTCGTTCACGTACTCACTGCGTGATGAATGGTTCTTTAAGTCAAACCTGAACCAGAGAGACAGGTTTATAGAGATCACGAACACGCTGTTCAATAATATCGATCCTAATAATTTACAGAACAGAAGAAACGTATTGCCACAATACAGCAGGAGATATTGGCTTGAGTAAATTCGTTGAGACGAAATGGCGTACGATCGCAAAGGTTGCTTCGTGGCGTGTGTTATTGACTATGGTTAACTTCACGTACACATATGTGGTAACAGGTGATTGGCGTGCAGGATTAGCCGTAGCCGGTCTAGCAGCAATATTCAACTCATTCATTTACTTCGGTCATGAGCGTATGTGGAACGCCGTGTCGTGGGGTAAGAAAGAACAAAATGACGTTCAATCGTAATACATTCTGCACCATGCCGTGGTCATCGATCATGATATTGCCGTCAGGTGATTTTAAGATCTGTTGTTTCACTGGTCATAAGGTCAACGGCATAGAGACTCACGGCGTAGCTTTAGACGATGACGGCAAAGTGATGAACGTATTGACACACGACATCATGGATGCTATGAACAGCAAATGGCATAAAGAGCTACGACTCGCACAGTCGAAGGGTGAGCGTCATGAGATATGCCGTGTGTGTTGGGATCGTGAGGACGCAGCTAAAACACAGGGTGAGATACCAACGTCGCTGCGTGTAGTGCGTTCTTACTATCAGAACGAGTGGGGCGTAGACAATATGCCTAATAGACCAGGTGGTTACCCGATGCTTGGTTCTATGGTTCATGAGCACGCTGATAAGTGGATGCAGGCCGACGGCAGCGTGAGCACAATGCCTATTAGTCTTGATATGCGATTCAGTAACCTGTGCAACTCTAAGTGCATCATGTGTGAGCCGTTGTACAGCTCACTGTGGTATGAGGACTGGGAACAGATAACAGGTAAAGACCACTTCGACGTTGGTGCCACACGATACAACATCATCAAGAAGACCGGTGCGTCACGTGCTACGTACACAGACGATATGCCAAACTGGAACGATGACCCACGCTGGTGGGCACAGTTCGATAAGATGGCACCACACCTACGTCACATCTACATCACAGGCGGTGAGCCGTTCGTGCAGCCTGTACATGACGTGTTCATCAAGAAGCTGATCGAGCGTGGTTACGCAAAGGATATCGTGCTTGAGTACGACACGAACCTGACCGCTATCAACCCAAAGATCCTTACGATGTTGAAGGAGTTCAAGGACATCATCATTCGTGTGTCGCTTGACGGTGTTGGTGAGCAGTACAACCTGATCAGGTACCCAGCGAAGTTCGATCGTGTCGTACAGAACATCGAGTTGCTCGAGCAGTATGGTTTGAAGGATAAGATCGTCAACATCACGTGCTGCATCGGCATATACTCCATATTCTCACCGATCGAGCACCATAAGTTCTTTGCACCACGTGGCTACACGCAGTTCCAGAATCGTCTGTTGATATATCCAGACGCAGTGAACATATTGTATCTGCCACGTACGATCAAGGAACTCGTGATCATAAAGTATCAGAACAGTGGCATATCAGGCTTTGATGCGAAGCACGTGGTCGGATACCTGACCAACAACTTAGATACGTACACAGACGAAGAGTGTAAGCCTAAGATGATGGCTTTCTTGAACTACATGAACTCTCTTGACCGTGTCAGAGGGACAGACTGGACTAAGACGTTCCCTGACGTGTATAATTTGATTTACAACTACTACAATAGGTGATATAATGAAGACAAGAATGGTGAGAAGTTTCAAGTTAGGTTTGATCTTTATGCTGTTGTCCTTGATCGCTAACACGTTTGCTTTTAGGATATCAGGCATCACGGACGGATGGACATGGGCTGGTGTGTTCGCTCTCGTGTTGATCGCTGACCGTTTGTTTTGTGTCGCCTTCGATTACTGGGTCGGCGTGGAGGTTGAGGATAAGTGATTACGATACCGGCTGCCAACAGCTTCAACGACGACATCGAGAAGATGCGTCGTGACAAGAACCTCGACTACATCGATGCGGTGTTGTTGTGGTGTGAGGACAATAAGATCGAGATAGAGTTCGCAGCGTCGCTGATCAAGAAGGACGCAGTGTTTAAAGCGAAGATGCAGATAGAGGGTGAGAACCTTAACATCTTAAAGCGTGGTGCACGGCTACCGATATAAATAGCTTGTACTCGCACGAGGAGGGATCCATGTACCTGACAACACGAGGCAAGCCACAGAGAACGCAGATGCAGTTGGTAAAGCAGGCTGCGAGGTGGTATGCCCGTCGCCTGTTGGGTAACAGGTTAAACCAGGTCGTGGACGTAGAGTTGGTGTTCACGTTCAACGACATGGACGGCAACGTTCACGGTTACTGTGACTGGAACGACAGCTCATACAAGGCGAGAGACTTCACGATATCAATCAGGCCAAACCTATCGAAGAAGCAGACGCTGTTGGCTATCGCACACGAGATGGTACACGTCAAGCAGTACGCGAAGGGTGAGTTGTATGACCTGACACGCTCACGCAAGTGTAAGTGGCGTGGTGGCGTGGTCGATAACTTCAACACCAGTTATTGGGACCTGCCTTGGGAGATAGAGGCACACGAGTTAGAGTTGACGTTGTACAGAGAGTTCATGGCTGACATGAGGATGAGGGGTGTATAATGCCGTACGTGCACATCGATACTGACGAGATGTTGAGTGAGTTGGACGACGACGACATCGTCGAGGAGCTTAAGGCACGTGGTTACGACGTGTCCGATAGAGGTGAGCGACTAGACAAGCGTGAGATGGATAACCTGTACAAGGAGTTCCTTGGTCCCGAGGACAAGTTCAGAGCGTACGTCAAGAAGTTATTGATCGATAATGGATACCACCCATAACATGTCTGCCTATGATTGTTATCGTGAGTACCTGGCGCTGAAGCAGCACTTCACGAAGCCTGGTTACGACTACACAAAGTTTAACGGTAAGGTTCGTGCGTCGGTTCAGTCGTTCGACAGGCGCAAGGACAAGTTGTATTTCCAGAAGCTGGCGAAGCATGAGGACCCACGTGGTTTGATCGTGTCTAATCTGGTTCGTGACCCGAAGGTGTGGGTCAAGGAGTTGGCGTACGGTGACTTGGCCGAGAAGACGTTTCGTGAGTGGCAGAGGCGTGGTCAGTCCATGTCGTACGTGTTGCGCCAAGAGCTTCAGCGTTTAGGTGAGGACTTGGATAAGGCTCTGTCGTGTGCCGGTGGGCACCCACATCTTATGCGTGAGTGTATGGCCGGTCGTGTGTCGATAGAGGTTGTGGTTATAGTGACCGGTTTGA